ACGATATGGGATTCTAAGTGGTTCGCTTGCCCACTGAATAATATTGTCATTGTTGTCTAGGAACATCATAAAAGTAAGTTCCCATCCGCTGCGATATATAGGCTTTTTATTACCTACATATTTGTGTACATTCTTTACTTCATATACTCCTTGTGCCCATTTGCCCATGATTATTGAAGTATGTTTCTAGATACTGGTTGGTTAGGTTTCGGAAGTTGGGATACACCGTACATAGCAGTTTTGGACTTCATGGTATTAAGGAAATAACAAATAGTTTTATCCATGTGTGCGGTGTCGCTATTGTTCTCACCTCGAATATATTCTAACAATGTTAATGCCGGTACTCCAGTTGTTTGTGATATTCTAAAAATAGTTGCAGTAAAGTTATTTGCAATATTCTTATTTGCACAAACAGACATAAAATATCCGTGCACAATGTCATATTCATCTGGATTTACATTTGCATTAAACGAATAGAAACTATCAAAAATTCTAATCGTCTTATCCATAGTATTCCTATTGTCAATTATCTTTGCCACATTAACCTCTTAAAAGAGTATTTATACGATTATTGGGGGAGTAGTTAATCCTGCTAATGCACCAGTAGTCGGATTAGGAACTACCCAACCGGCAGTTTGTACATCGTTGGCGGTACTAGAAGGGATTGGACTAGGTGAAGCTAATGCTAATGGGGGATTTTGATTTCCGCCTATTAACATACCAGTTTGTCCATATGACGGTGTATTCCATAGTGCATTTCGTATTCCAGTATTTTCTGTGCTTTGCTTAGCCAATGCTAACCCAGCAGTGATTTGATCCTGAATTGGACCAGTACTGGGTGTTTTTTGATAGTTGTATCCTACATTTGGATTTCCAGTTAATCCAGGATTTCCTGTAGGGACACTGCCAAAATTACTACTTAGATCACTGACATATCCGCCAGCTGCTGGAATGATTCCGCCTTGACCTACTACAGTAGTATTGCTGCCAGCAGCAGATATAGGACTAGGTCTCTTGTCATACGAGGCTGGATCTCCGAATCCTCTAATAATATTACTAGAAGCATCGCCGCCTTCAATTGCACCTTGATTATATACTACAGTTTCATAATCAATTGTCATATTACAATTCATCACTCCGCTGCCTTGATCATAGTCATAAGTATCGTGACCAAATCTAGTTATAATAGGATTTATTAACGTATATGACAAAAATTCATGCCTGTTAATTCCAAATATTGTTATATTGTTGAAGAAAGGAATTTTACTATTAGGGCTATTGTTAGGGACACCTTGACCTGAATAACCCCAATCTTGGTATCCGGTCGTAGAAGGTATATACTGAGTTCTTTGGTTATACAATGCGTCTGATGCTGCTGCTTGAACTCCTCCTCCTGCATTCTGAAAGTTAGGTGCCGCGCCTCTTGTGCCATTAAAGGCTACTTGAGGGTTTCGCCCGTCATTGTAATAGTAAGTATAATAGCGATACCATAAACTGCTTATAGTATTTCCGTTATCATCATGAAATGTTATATCAATTGGATCATATTTGATCTTGGTTTGATTTATTCTCTTACGATTATATTGGTTTAGTATTTGTGTGTCAATGTTGAAACTGGGCAACTTTACACTTTTAACTAAAACACTTAGATTGGTACTACCGAGGTCTAATGCTTCTGGATTGGTGTCGAACACTACATGAAACAGAAACTTTAGTTTCGGTGCATTTTCGTAATTGTTAGGTAAAAAGGTCTTAGCTGCGTGAGTATAATCACGCAGATAAGGGTTGCCAAAGCCAGACTTCATGTTACCTTGAAGCTGACTTTGGCCCCAACTTGGTTTTCCACCGCCTGCCATATAATTTTACTTTATTAAGTAATATTAACCAGGTAATCCAGCACCAACACCAGTAGCAACACCAATTGTACGTGATGGGTTGATTGGTCCGCCCACACCTGTTGCTGAGCCAGTGTTTCCTGCTTGGGTTGACTGTACGGCATTATCGTAAGCAATTATTAACTGAATTGTAGCAGCTTCGTTTGTTGCATAGTTCATGTTGTTATAGTTAGCTGTCTTTAAGTAACAACCCTCTAACTGCCAATATTCAAGAACGATAGGTGTAGTAGCACCGTTACCACCGTCTAATACTTCGATGGTTAGTTCGAACTTATAATCTTGACCAGATGATGCTGATGCCTGTTCCATGAAGTCTAACTGCTTCTGTAGCTGTTGTCCTACCATAGTAGAAACTTGACCAGATGCGTCGTCACGTAAGTTGATCGTAACGTCAGCCCAAGTGTGCTTGCCTGCTAACTTAATAGTAGAGTTATAGATGTGTACTGGAATTTCAGCGAATGACACGTTGGGACGGGTTACGTCAACAACTTGTCTAGTCATAACTGATGTTTCATTGCTTGTTCCGAAATTAATAAAGCCAACTCTAAATCTAAATTGTAGTTTAGGCATTAACAATGTTAAGTTCGAAGGAGCAGTGTCAGTTGCTACGCTCATATTCATTAAACTTGTTGAGGCTATTGCCATTTTTTTTCTCCTGTTATTTCTATTTATCGTCTAGGAGATAATGCCCTTTCGGGCACTATCTTACAAAGACGCTAATTCCCCTGTGTTTAGAATACGTACTGGGATGTAGATGAATTCAGCAGCTTTCACTGGCTCAATTGCAACGTCAATCCATAGTTCGTTTCTATCTATTCTAGCAGGTGTGTTATTGCTTTCATCACATACAACTAGATAATCGTAAATACCTCTCTTAGCAACGATATCGACAAGCAATGTCTGCACGACACCCTGAATCTGACTTCTAGTGATAGCGTCATTGGGTTCGAATACAAACGGTCTTGCTGCAATTGTCAATTGTCTACGGATATAAGCGATTAGACGAGCAACGTTGATTCTGTCTAGTGCAGACTGTGAATTATAGCTTGTCTTGTTACCGTAGTTCAATAAACCGTTTCCAGTAAAGAATACCATTGGGTTAATGAAGTTGTTATATAGAACGTCACGAATACCAATTCTAGTCTTAGTTGGTATATACTCGCTAGTAGTTGGATCTAAGTATCCGATACTTAGTGCGTTGTCGATAATACCACGACGTGTACCAGCTGGTGCAAACCAAGGATACGCAACACTGTCATTACGAATAATAGTGCGTAACATCATATGACTTGATGGCACTACAACTTGATTACCGCTTAGATCGGTCGCCAATCCGCTTGGATAGAACAAGCCCATATATGTATCGCGGGTTACTAACCCATCTTCACCTGTGCTTGTTGCGCCTGCTGCATTGGTTGCCCAAGCTTGAATTGCAGTAGCACTTTCAGTTAATCTCATTGGTGTGTCACCAATGATATAACCAGTATCACCTCTATCGTTGTTTAACACAACCATATTTGGCTGACATTCTGGGTAGTTAGGTGTAGCTAGTAAGTTAAATGCATTATCTTCATCACGAATTGCTGTGTTAGTGTCGATAACTGAACTTAGAGCCTTAACAACCATAGCACGCTGAGCCTTACGACCCATATACGGTGCACCGTTGCTCATATTACCACTTGCGGTTACCCATGCATCTGTTTGTGCTGGTATCACCTGATCAGGGAAGCTGATTGGGTTGAAGTAATTAACCTTATACTCTTTGACGTTATACCCAGAGCGACGAGTATTGAATAGTAACATTCCGCTTGGATATAATGCTGGGTTAGGAGCATCTAAATCTAAGTAGTTACTGGTCAACATACTCTTGATTGTTGGGATAGCATCATCGAACGGGCTAGTTGTACCATTTGTTGCCCAACGAGCATCTTGGAATAATACACCTTCTGAACTTGTTTGGTCAGTGTTATCTATTAATACCCATTGATCAGTTCCATTAACTGATTGCCAACGATAGATTACTGGATAGTTCTCTAAATCACCAGTATCAATCCACAAATCACCAGATACTAAATCTGTACCGTCTGACTGTGTTGTTGGTATAGATGCTTGGCAAATAGGACCGTTTGGATCTGTCATGTTTGTGCCAGTTGTCGGGAAACCGTTAGCGTCATAGTTTTTGTTTCTATAACCATACCATGCTCCGTTGTAGTTAACCATAACGTCAACTTGGTTTTCTACGCTGTAGAACCAATTTGTGTTATTTGCTGGCGCCACTTCTGGTGCAGAACTCTTAGCAGTATAACTTAATGGATACCAATTACTTAACTGTGTCCAAAAGCGTTGAACAGGTGTGCCGCTATATAAAGCTGCCGCAGTAACACCACCGCTACCGTTTACGCTAATAATTGTTATTACTAGATCATTAGCAGGAGTCGCGCCTCCTAAGTCGGTACCTAAAATCTTAACTTGGTCTCCTACAGCGTAATTGGTTCCTGCAGTTGTGATACTGGCTATTAGAACATACTCACCAA